ACCTTCCTTACGACAGCCCCAACAAGGGGTCATAAGACCGCTACTCATCACCGCGTGATTTTCGCGACAGACAGGACAACTATAATTATGTGTAGCTGCCATTAAAGATGGGTCAAAGACTACGAGAACATCTTTTACGGCAAGACGACCAAGTGCTAGTTTGTCGTCGTATCCTTCATCGCCGGGGGCATATGTGTGTTGCATAATATTACCTTACCTGTTCATAAACAGCGTCTACGCCACCAAAGCCTAAACACTTACTTGGTTCATGCGGGTCTGCGAAATGCACAAACCCACATGAAATTCCCGGTTGGTTAAATTCTTTTTCGCCATCAACCAACCGAACGTCTTTAACATCTTTAGGAAATTGTATACTAACAACTTCACCAAGTAGAGCTTCTATTGGAAATGTCATATTATTCGCCTTATGTTAGTCTGCTAAAAAAGCTACTTGATTGCCATCGGTATCAGTGAAAACGCCGTTGGTGTTACGTTCTTCTTCTGCAACTTTCTCATCCTTGAGACCCAGTTGTTTCCACTTACCTTTCAAGAAAGTTTTATAGTCAACGTCTTTACCTACATAACGTTGCATAGCAAGACCGAAGTACATGCGGTTCAGTTCTTCTTGACCAAGGATAGCAAATTCCTTGCGTTCCATATCCTTGTTGCGTTCATAGAAACGTTCAACAGAATCAACCATGTGGTTGTATTTCTTTTCAACAAATACTTCCATGTCTTCAATCATCTGGATAGCAAGTTCATCGTCATGAAACAATGCACGCAGGTCGTCTGTTGCTTCTTCAAGTACGCATTCAAATAAACGGCGTGGGACGGTGATAGAATCTTTAGTATGATGCAGTGCAAGATACCATTGACCTTTCTTCTTAACACGCTGACCATTAGCCATACGGAATACAACACCTTCAACCTTCTGCATGTCATCTACAGAAGCAATGTAAGCTTCGGCGTCGTCAAAAGGAATTATCTTTGTCCAACGATTTAATGTTTCTGGAAAGTGTTCACAGTCCACATCGTTGAATTCAACATAGGCACCAGTTTCGCGGTCACGAATAGCAAGCACCTTTAAGTGTGCTGTTGGATAAGGCAATACGATACGATTGTCTGGTGCACACCATTCCATGATGATAGTGCAACCTAATTCTTCACCCTTAATTAATTCAGCACGGAACTGTGCGTTTTCGTCAAGACGAAGATACGCATTAGCGTTTATTGCTTGGTCGGACGATAAAGAACCTTTGGTCTTAACCTGTAACACACCGTCGTACATGTACGTAGTGATTAGGGAACCGTCAGCTTTATCCTGAATTTCAACAACCTCAGACAAATCTAAATCCATAGTGAAAGGATTTTCATAAAGATTGAAAAACTTGTTGGGAGCGAGGGAAGCCAAACGAACCATGTTGCCATCTTTGTCAACTTCAAACATATGACCACGACATTCTAAAGCACTTGGCTCTAAAAAGTCTGTGTAAGATGCTAAACGATATGAAAAGTTACGGAAGATTGTATCTTCTACTTCCCAATCGTTAAAGAAAAATGCCTCGTTGCCTTCGACAAGAGTCATTAATTCGGTAAATAGTTTTGTTTGATAATCGTTCATAGCGCAGAAGTATACACCAATTAGGTTACAATGTCAAGCTTTATTTTAAAAGTGCTGCTTCTGCATCAATAGCAACACCCAATCCTAACTTCCAACGGTTTGAATAGTCGGCAATTAATTCATTAGAATCCACAGGCTTATACTTGTCAGGGTCTAGCGACCATGTGATGTGATATACCTTACCGTCAGGACGTCTGTATGCCCCGTCTACGGACACTACTAATGCCTGTAAGCCGTCGTTGCTATCTGCTTCCCCGATGACTTTAAGCCAAGCTGGTTCAGGCAGTGTGGCATCTTTCTTAGCACCGCCATCTACTGTAATATGTTCGGCAATAACCTTTTCATATTTTGGTGGGTAAAGTTCAAGTAACGCTTCGCGCGTTTCGTCAGTTAGTACGTATGCTGTATACATTATCTTCTCTCTGGTTTATGTAAATCCCACAGCTGCATTAATTCTGCAATTCGTAGGTTTGCTAATTGTGCTCGATGTTCTATATATTCTTGCTGTGATTGTAATTGCCATCTACCAATACGTCTGTCGCTGTTGGCTAAAGCATTCCAAGCACTGCGCCATGCTGCGGCTTTTTCGATGCGGACATTAAAGAACGTCTTAAGTGTTATCACAATCCAAGCTTCTTTAATTCCACTATTGTGTTTTTGGCAGAAGTATGCAAGATACCAATGCCACCAGCTGCCACCCAAGGGTCAATTGACTTTTTACTATCATCAATTAAAATACTATCTGCTGATGCAAACTCTGCTTTTAAGTTTGACCTATTGGCAATATTAACTTTTACATTTTTACCAAATTTCGATTCAACCCATATTGGTTTTTGTTTTCTTGCACCTTCGTCACCACCACAGGACGACAAAATCTCTGGATTATATTTTTCGATATAATCCCAAAGTTCCTTAGCATCGGGTAGCAGCTCTAATTCTTGCCAGAGCTTACCACCTTTATGTGAATATTCATTTACAGCATCCCACATTTCCTTTTTATATTTCGGATTTGAATTATACTTTTTCTGTGAATAAGACTTGTTTAATAATTTATTTATACCATCAATAAAGTCTGCTAGTACGCCATCGAGGTCAACATATATTTTATATTGCGTAGATTTCACTTCTTCCATTAACATTATTCATATTCTCCATCACTATACGTGAAGTGTTCGTCATATTCGGTCATGTCTTCGTTGACACTAAATTCTGCCCACTGTCCCACGCTATCAAATTTTTGATTGTACGTTGGGTCAAATACCTTACCATCTTCAAGTAATTCAATACCATATAGGATTTGAATTTCTTCGGGTGGAAGGGTTGATACTTGGCGAATAATGTACGATACATCTTGTGCAAATCCGCCATGGTTATGCTTACTCATTTTCTTTTACCATATACCTATTTATAAATCTTCTGCCAAGACCCTTAGATGAGCGGCTTTTGCAATCTCATTCAGTGGTCGGGGCTTGTAGCCCTGCACTTCACAATTAATATTAATGTGTCGTGGGTGATTAGAAACCGGGTTCGGGAACGCATGCAAGTGACCATGAACATTAACCCAAGGCGCAGGGATATTATACATCGGATAATGCGTAAACAACATACTGACTTCGGGTGTTTCAACCGCGTACACTAAATGCGTTTCATCAAACGCCAAATTACGCATTTTCTTACCGTTGAAGTCATGATTCCCAACTACCAAAATTTTGTAACCATTATATTCAGCGAGCATTTCATTAAGAATGGTTGTGCCTTTGAAACCAACATCACCACCCCAAATTACAATATCGTCTTTACCGACAAGTTCGTTGTGGTTAGCGAGAAGATGTTCGTGCATCTGTTCACAATTATCGTATGGTCGTTCACTGAACGCGATAATGTTCTTGTGCCAGAAATGCAAGTCGGACCATGCCCAAACTTTTCTACCTTCTAACGATACTTGTCCGTCAACGCCTTCGTTAAGTTGAAGACCGTATTCTAACTTCCGCCATTTGCCCGGCCAAGCTACACGCGTTCTATCGATGCCACCATAGTTCACAATCTTAGTTAAATCTTCAAGATATAGTTCTTTTAAATTTTCAATTTCTTCTGTCATAACTGTACTGTCTAGGTTCGTTCACTATAAATTCTCTTTGCTATTAATCTTAATACGTACAATTCGTCATATTCTTTGGGGCGGCTTTCTTTACATACAGACATGGCACCATTTATATAACTGGCGACCATTGATGATTCTGTTAAGTTACCATTTTCCAATACTGCCCATTGTTCATTTAACTTCTTCTTGAAAGCGGGAAGAATATTCTTACAATCTGTAGGCGAAGTAACCTTCGGAAAAGACTTCTCCATTTTCTTCGGACGGCTCTTTTCACGTGCCACACGCTTTTTCGCAATACGTTTATTGTCGGCGACAATCTTATCTTCTTCGAGTTGAGCATGTGACTTTGGTCCTCGCTTTTTCGGCGTTGGTTTCTTTGCATCAAATAATTCATCAAGGGAAAGTTTCTTTCTTGTACGCTTTTTGACAGCTACTTTCTTCACCGTCTTCTTTTTAGGCGGAGCTTTTTTGGCGAACAACGGACTGTCTTCGCCAAAAAAGTCTATTTTTGCGTTTCGTACCATTTACGCCCAGTATATTTCATCGTCAATAAAAGTACCATCATCGTGGTCATCAAAATTCCAACCCCAAACCATATATTGCGTGTCCATCAAAAGCTGCGCTACCTTTTTCAAGTCAGGCTTCTTAGGAAGGTCAGTTTCCTTATACAGTTTGTTAACGATGTTGTCGTGCGTATCTTCCGCATATTCAACGATTTCTTCATACGTCATAGAACCATGGCGGATTGCCAATAGTTCTTCTGCGTCTGGTCGCTTAACGATAATCTTACCTTCCGTTAAAGCTTCTTGACCCATTCGTAATAGACGAACAAGATGCATCGCGTGCTTCGTATCATACCCGAACTGTTCTTCTAGTTCACTACGGGCTTCGTTACGATTCTCTTTCCAGTTCCAATACAGTTTATGTTTTTCTTTCTTTTCCTTAAACACTTCCTTATTGAACTTGACAATCATCTTTGGGAATGGTAAGTCTTCACGGTCACCATTCCAGTCAGTATTCAGCTTACCGTACCTGTCAAACAAGTTACGACCTTTAGCTTCAACGATACCAAACACTTCACCACCATAGGGAATCAACTCATGGTCTTTATTCCACGCATCGATATCAAAATTCATCAGCTTGTCTTTACCAAAATGTTGAATCAAAGCAACAAATTGTTTTGGTGTAGGTGGTTCTACTGCTTGTGGATTATTAATCCACTTGTTGTGTCCCCTGATGCGCTTCAATTGTGAAAAGGCATAACCAGAAGTAGTGAACGCAATCTTAGATGACAAGAAGTCCATCCGATGTTCACGAATAAAGTCATACGCTTTTGTACGATACGTAATATCAGCGTCATCGACCCATAAAGTCTCAACAATATTTGGGTTACAATCCAAGCATAGTTTAAAAAAGTGTGACATTTCGTACAGCTTCGTATCTTCTTCTGTTGCGTCGTCACATTCGCGGACAACATAAAAAGGTGTTAGGATATTAACGGGGTCAGCACAAAAGATACCACGGAAGTCCACATCGGACGTAGGTAAATTCGTACCATAGGAAATAGAACCTGCGTAGTGCTTGACTAGCATGTTGTCTTCCATAAGTTCCGCAGCAGTGCGAAACGCTTTAATTTGGGGTGTAAACATTTTAAATCTCTTGAGGCAAAATAACCATATAGCGCAATCATACACTATATGGTTATAGATGTCAACAGATTAATCGTCTAATTTATCGGCGATTTTTGTCTTTCTAGTAGATTGCTTTTCGGCTTCTACTTCGTGATAATCTTCCATTGAAGCTTCGAGGAAGTCTATGTTAGTGTTCTCACATTCTGCCAGAATATCAGCAGCGACAGTATCAAAATTCTTTGCTTGGAATTTTTTGTCTTTGTAAGTATACCAAGAGCCGCCTTGTTTAACGATACCCAATTCCTTAGCAACAGCAAGTAGACCATTATATGGGTCCATTCCTGTTTCATATGGAACTTCGATTGTAACAGATTGGAATGGTTGTGCAAATCGAGTCTTATGACCCATACACTTCATCTTAATTCCTGTTACGTGTTGCTTATCTTTTGTATCGTTCTTCAGTTTCAATTTAGTTATCATCACAATCTGTGATAACGAATACTGTACTGCGTCTTTGACAATCCATACACCTTCACCATTTTTCAAATCTTGGTTTTTGTATACTTGGTCAGTGACTACCATCGTGATATTATTTTTCTTAATAGCGTGGACAAGGGGGCGAAGCATAGCTTTTAATTGCTTGTTCTTCTGACCTTGGTCACCTTTAACAATACCTTTCTTCGTAAAGTTTTCCATTTCAGTATCGGTTATTAACATGTCAAGACTATCACAACCTATAAAGAGTTTTGGTGCATCGGGGTCTTCCCCATACTCCGCCTTATAACCTTGAATGATAGTTGATGATATTTCAATAACATCAGATATTGTATCAACGTGAATGTGACTATAGTTATTATCAATATCAACACCAATCGCTGAAACAAAATCGTCAGATAATGCATTTTCGGAATCAAGTGCTACAACAATCATACCGTCTTTCTGCGCTTCGCGCATAAGGTTACAAAGTATGTAGGATTTACCAGCACCTGCTGGTCCAACTAAAGCAGTTAACCTACCCTGTGGGATACCACGATTAAAGTGTTTTGATATAATTTTGTTTAGTACAAAATTGCCTGTCGAAATCCACCAACGTGGGGGAGGTGCCTCCCCCACATCGAATCCAGACTTCGCAAGGGTTTTGTTCATCCCTGTAAGAAAATCAGCCATGATAAGTTACCTTACGCTTCTGATGCTTTACGGTCACGTATCATTGCTAATACGTCATTACCTTTGTCTGTGTACTCAGCCGCTGGTGCGTTTGCTGCTGGTTCACTTACTGCTGGTGTAGCCGTTTCAGTCACAGCTGCTTCCACGACTTCTGTTGTGGTTGCGCCAGCGACTTGTGTTGGTGCTGCTTGACTGTTACCACCATTATCAAAACCATCGTCATAGTGCACGCCAGTAAGGGCAGCATTTAACATAGATTCAACACGGTCGATGTCAGGCTTTTGTGGTATCAGTGTAGATAGGTTAACCATTTCTTCTTCACACAAAGCAATTTCGTCATCTGTAAGACTTGAGGTACGACGTACAAACTTTGTACCAAGGTCGTACTTGTCCCAATCACCTTGACGTGTTTTCTTGATTACGAAATCGTAACCTTCGCGCATGTCATATGGAACCGCTTCCAAATCACCACTTGTAAGTGCTTCTTTAATAACGCCATAAATTTGGAAACTGATATTCAAAAGACGTACTTGTCCTTCAGAATTTTCCTTCGTTTCTGGATTAGGTGCTAGTGGGTCTTCTTGAACCAATGCTTGTAAGATATGCTGCTTTTTACGCCAGTATTTCTTACCATTAACTGAATCTTTACCTTCTTCCTTATAAAAGGCAGATGATACTTGACAGATAGGACATTCTTCGCCATACATTGTAAGACAAGGAATAGTTTTACGCTCACCGTTAATTTCCAAGTTATGCATTAACTTTTCAACCATGAATTCCATTGGGTTGTTTGGGTCGGCATCAGGAAGTAAACGCACAGTGGCGGATTCTTCTGGTTTCATATCCCAAAAGCGGTAATAGTTGCTTGGTCGTGAGTCGTTGTTATCGGATGTTGCAAATTTGGCCGCTAGAGCAGCGACCCGTTCTTTTTGAGTAGACATTTCAGTTCTCCTTCGTTTCTTATTATTATTATTTTCAGTTCTAATGTCTGATTTCGTGTCAATAGGTTATTTAAACATTGCCTATCAATGCGACAAAGTATACCACAATAGTATACCTTGTCAATACTTATTTATGATTTCTTTTCAGAAAGGTGCAATTAAATTATGGACAGGCGGATGGGTTGGTATAGTCTAAACCATTCGGTGAGCCGCCGACATTAGCAAGTTGTTCTTGTTCTGAAGGAGAACCCAATGCAGATGGTGCCGTTAATAATGGCGTGTTTGTAAATAAGCCAGTAGTAATAGTACCAGCCGTTGTATCTAATGTAGATAAACAAACAAGGCTTGTACAATCTTCAAAAGTGCCCGTAAAATCAGTACACGATGAAGTGTCTAATGTTGGTAAAGAGGCGAGGTCAGTACAACCTTTCCACGCGCCGTTTAATGATGCAACACTCGATAGATTGAGTCCTGCAAATGTGGTTAATGATGAACATCCTCCCCATGCGGAGGTAAGCGAAGCGACACCAGTCATATTAATTAATGGAAAACCAGTAAGACCAGAACAATCAGACCATGCTCCTACTAGATTAAATCCAACAAGCATTGTTATTAAAGGGAATGTCCCAGTAAGTCCTGAACAGCCTTGCCATGTTTGTTGGAACGTGGTGCCAGCCGAAACATTTATTGGTGGGAAAGAAGTAAGACTAGTACAATCTTGCCATGCCTGCGAAAAGTCCGTTCCAGCAGTGGTATCTATCAATGGCATTGAAGCAAGTGAGGTGCAACCTTGCCATGCACCAATAAAATTAGTTACATTTGCTGAATTGTTCATCGCAAAAGTTGTTAAGTTAGTAATCAATGAACATACACCCAGTAATGAAGTTATTGAATTGCTTTTTTGCACATCAACTTCAGTAAATGTATTGGTTTTTAACTTAAAGATTGTCACTACACTATTATCACTTCTTACTGTAATCAACCCAGTGTCGGCATTTGAAGCTACCGATATTGCATCACCTGCGGCATATGAAGTAAATATTCCATCACCCCAATCAACCTCAAAAGCCTCATCCAAGTTAATGGTATTTGATGAAACAAAATCCAACGGTGTAACAACCATCAAAAAGTCAGTATCAATAACTACTGAGGAAAATCCCATAATGCCGGGATGTGATGTTAACATTATACTAAATCACCTACAATTAACCACGTGTCCGATGCTTTTTTAATTAATGAAATAGTTGTATACTGACTTGCCGTATCGAAAAATGCCCCGGCGCTATTAATCGTAGGAACGGCAGGTGAACCTGCACTAGTAATTGTTGTTGTTCCTGCGCCGTTTTGCTCTACTAAAATTTGTGTTCCTATTGGGAATGCTACTGACGCATTTGTCGGTATCGTCAATGTGTTTGCAGAGCCGTTTGTCATACTAACTAAATTATTACCATCGGTAAGTAACAAAGTGTATGTTAGGTCTGCGACTGTAGTAATACCAATAAGATTTGGGTCTGCGAAACTTAATACACCAGTTGAGTTGGTTTTTATAAACTGCCCATCTACATCAGCTGCCACGTCATTTGGTAATGTCCAAACTTTGTTTGCATTAGTTGCGTCATTAGGTGCTTTCAGTGCCACATACGCCGTGCCGTTTGTGGCGGCTTCATTGAATCTTAACTCAGTGGAATAAGCAGAAGCTAAAGAACTTTCAATAGCTACCACACCAACATCATTTCCAGCACCCGAATAACCCGGAGATAAAGCAATTGAACCGGCGGCACCATACTCACCATAGCCACCTTGAATACGTACTAACCCGCCGTTAGTGTATCCACCGCCGCCGACAACTTTCACACTACCACCAGTGCCGCCGGTGCCTGAGTCACTGTACCCGCCTACAAGAGCAGCATATCCACCACCAATTCCACCCACTATTTTTGTAAACGAGCCATCGGCACCGGTGCCCGCCGTCGCCGTAAAATTACCACCAGCAGAAAGTTGTATGGCAACGGCACCTACCGAAACGATAGACTTACCGTTAACATCAAGGTTACCACCAAGTTGTGGGGTTGTATCTTCTACAATATCTGTAATTCCTACTGGTGAACCGGCACCACCAATTGCGTCCCAAGAGGCGCCTGTATATACTTTTAATCCTTGTACTGTTGAATCATAAATTACACCACCTTCAATGGCTGAGTCGGGTACGGTAAGCGGTGAGCCTGTCATTGTATAATTCGGCATAATGAATTGTGCTGATTCACCGTACAATTCTAACTTACCTTTAGTGGATAAGTGAAGCATATTCTTGTTGGTATTAGCTTCACCATATCCAAGCTTAACTGAATAGGTGGCATCAATATTTACGCTTGCTGCCAAACATTGCGTGCCAATTGCAACTTGGTTCGTTAATAGTGTATCACTATTATTACCAATCGAAACCGATTGTTGAGCTATCGTCGCAGCGGAGTTTCCTATTGCGACACTTGAAGTGCCTGCTGCGGACGCATATTGCCCAATAGCAACAGTGCTGCCATCAACGGCTTGGGCGGCGTATCCAACAGCAACCGAAGATGATACCAGCGCATCGGATTGTGCGCCAATTGAAACGGCGTTGGAATTTGATGTCGCGTTAGAACCAATAGCAATAGAATTTGTTGCTGTTGCTGTAGATGCGTTGTGACCAAGTGCGATAGAAGATGTGCCAGTGCCTTGCGGGGCGGTGAAAAAGTCTTCACCATTATTTGCGTGTAACCAGTTAATGTCTACTGCTAACGCTGTCCACGCCGTACCATTATAGAATTTTAATTCGTTTGTTGAAGCGTCATAAATTGTACCACCTTCAATTGTTGTAGATGGTATTGCGCCTGTTGGTGGACTACCAGTTAAATAATTAGGAAAAATAAACTGTGCTTCTTCACCATACAATTCAAGTTTACCTGAACTGAATAAGTGAAGGAAGTTTTGTGTCGCTCCTGCTGGTCCGTGGCCAAGTTTTACAGAATGTGATACATCGGTTGTAGTTCTGCCTGAAATTAATGAGGCACCAATAGAGATTTGATAACTTTGCGACCCATTCGCGAAACCGCCCAACACTATACAATTAGTGTTAGCGGTGCCTACCGTTGCATTGTAACCGACGGCGATGTTATACGCACCAGCAAGACCACCACCGGCGCCGTTGCCAATAGCTATATTATTAGTAGCATTTGCCCGTGTGTTTTGTCCTATTGCGATTGCGCCTGTTCCCGTTGCTTGTGGTACCGTACCAAAATCGTCACCATTGTTGGCATATATCCAGTTATTGAACCCAGAAAAATTAGATAACGTACCGGGAGTTATCATACGAAGTGTATCAGTACCCGCATCCGCTTCAACTTGTGTAGCAATTTCAAACGTTCCTTTTCTTGTTTCAGTTCCTTGCGCCAAAGGGTCGTCTAAAATTTCTTGAATTTCTAATTGATTGGCTTTTATTTTAGTCATTATATTTTCCTTAATTTGCTACTATTCTATATTTATGCTACAGCGGCACCTGTCGTGACATCCACCCATACTGTGGCATTACCGAAACATTGTGAACCAGTTAAACTATTTCCTGTTGCGTCTGATACGTAAATTATAGCGCCTTCAACGACTGTTGGAAGTGTTGCTAGTGTGTATATTGGTGTGCGGATTGGTGCGGTTCCAAATCCCAAATTACCAGTACCATCTGTTTGTAATACATCGCCCGCCGCCCCGTCTAATTCTGGTAAAACAAATGTTATATTTGCAACCGGCGAACCTACAAATGCTGGTGCTTTTAATGCAACATAATTACCAGTTGTATGACCAGTATTTGTATCATCCCAGAACTGGAGTTCTGCTTGACCTGTTTCGTCTTTTGCTCTATGAATCTGAATCGTGGTACCCGCAGTGGCATTGTCCGAAACTCCACCTTGTAAAATAACATTGCCGCCAGCCGCGCTATAACTACGACCACCACTTATGGTTACATCACCACCCGTGTAAGTGTAGCCAGTATAGCCGCCTTCGATTTTAACACCGCCGCCTTTTATGTTAGTGGAATAACCACCTGTAATAATTACATCACCACCAGTATTATCTGTAGAATCACCGCCAGTTATCTCACAATGTCCGCCACGGCTTGGACCAGAAGTGCCTGCTCTAAGTTCAACACGCCCGCCGGGCGAAGCTGTGTCGCTGGCATGGGTGTTATTTCCAGCAATGAGGCGAATCGCACCACCGGCGCCGCCGGGGCTGTTTGTGTAGCCACCGTTAAGAAAGACCGTACCACCTGATTTAACAGCGACCGCCCCTGTGTGGGTACCAGCGGTTATCTGAACACTGTCTGCGGTTACTGTAGCCGAATCCGGGGCGATGAAGTCAAACCCACCAGTGTCTAAATCAGCTATTAATGGATTAGCAAGGCCACTAACAAAACTTAATTCGCCTGTGCTACTCGTTGTTAAAAATTGTCCGGCTACTGTGTTAGGGTCATCGTCTGGTAATATCCATGTACGGCTTGCAGTTGTTATACTGTCTGGTGCTTTTAATGCTACGTAACCTGCCCCGTTTGATTCTCCCTCATTAAATCTCATCTCAGTTGCTATGTTAGAAGACAGCGAACTTTCAATAATTATCTTACCCGCGTCATTTCCAGCATACGTATGTCCGGGAGTTAATATAACGACACCTGCGGTAGTGTGGTAACCGTAACCGCCTAGTATACGTACTTGGCCGCCGATGTTGTAACCGTAACCGCCTTTAATTGTTATGGCGCCGCCTGTTGTGGAGGAACCATTACCGCCTTCAATAACAACATTGCCGCCAATGTCGCCAGCGCCTGAAATTATTTTCATGGTGGAGCCGACTGCGACACCGTCACCAGACGTTATAGTTAACGCATCACCATACGATGCGGTAATATTCGTTGACGATATTGCAAGTGCAGCGTTCACTTTTACTGTACCTGAAACTTCCATGTTACCAGTAACAGCGACGATACCATCTGTGCTGCCTGTTCCGGGTATAAGAGTAATGTCGCCACCATCACCCGACGTTGCACCGCCGTCAGCGGCAGCAATATTAACAGCACCGCCTGCTGATGTAACTGTAGCTGCTGGCTTACCTACAATATTAAAATCATTAACATTTAAATCTGCACCAAGTTCTGGGGACTTATCATCAAAGACTGAGGCTATGCCACCAATAGCACTCCAATTAGTTCCATCGTAAACTTCTAATCCCTTAGCAACGGAATCATAAACGACACCACCTTCAACTGAATTAGCTGGTACTTCAATAGGTGAACCAGTTACTGCATAACTTGGGAATATAAACTGAGCTTCATCACCGTACAGTTCAAGTTTACCTTTGCTGAATAAATGCATCACGTTTCTATTCGCGGCGGTGCCATAACCAAGTTTTACTGAGTACGAGACATCAGTATCTACAATAGGAACAG